ATAATCAGTACGAACCTTAATATCCATGCCATCCAAGCTAACGCAGACGGTGTGCTCAGCTTTACCATCGCAAATAATACCATTAGTGTCAGGGTTCTCTTTATATACGTCAACTAAATCCTGTGCTTGTTGTGCCTGAGAGGCTGTTAATATGGTTTTACCTTCATGTAATGCTTTAAATTCGTCGTATGCTTTACCTCTTCTAGTAACTCCTTCAAATACTGCAAACTCACTATCTGTTAAATGAGGTTCTAATATTAGGGAGTGTACATAAGAACCAAAGTCATACGCACTTTTATACATCTCTTCCTTAGTTTCATTTAAAACATATCTTTTATAAAATTCTCTAGGATCTTTTAAAAATAATTTTAATGTAGAACTAGATTTAAATTTTCTATCAGAATGATATGTTTCATTATCAACATCATTAATTCCATACTTAAGCATTTTTCCCCCTATATCTATAAGAGATTCTTCCATCAATGTTTACACTTACTAACTCTACTTCACCGCTTTCAATTAACTCTTCCATTACTGAATCCCTTTGTTTTTTATTTAAGAATCTTGTTTTTTGAGACAATTGTTTTTTAGTAATTCCCTCATCCTCTGCTTTATTAATTATATTTAAAATCTTTTGAGTATGTTCTTCATTTTGTGAAGAGAAAATAGATTCTTTAATTACTTGTTTAATCGTAGCAAAATAATTTTTAATTGTTAAATAACCAAACTCTACATCTTTTACATCTACTATTGGTTCTTTATAAATGTTTCTAGAGATTGCATGTAACATAGTTATCTTTAATGTTTGTTGATATAAACGTGAGATAATTGGTAATAGTTTATCATCATGTTCACTCTCTACTCTTAAAGTATCAAACTCTTCAAATACATGTTGTAGCATTTGATTAGCTGCTTCTGTTTTTTCTAAAACAGTTATGTCCTGAGAAATCCCTGCAATTTCTACAGTACCTTTCTTAGGTTGATAACCAGCTAATGTAATTAAGCTATTCACTGCGTCCTTAGGTAGCCTGGTTACATTTTCTACTCGTCTTGCTTTTTTATTATAGAATCCTTGAAACACAAGAAAACGACCCATTAAACCTTTTTCAATTGCTGTTACAGAGACACCCTCTGCTAAGCCTGTTGGAGTTGTGGAGCATAAAAGATTTACGTTTGGTCTAATAGATCGTCCTTTGTGACCCATCGCAGTCTGCCTTCCTAAGAATATAGACGTTGATGAAGTATATAGTTCTGCTAGTATGTCTGCCATTTTACCGTTATATGTTGCACCTCCTCGATTAACACTTTTTAACATTCCTCCAGCTTCATCAATTATATCGAGTCTTACTGGAGATTCTGGCAGAGAGTCCATTAATGATGCATCGGAAACGTAATCACCGGCACCAAGTAAATGTTCACATTTTATATCAATTAAAATATCTTTTAGTTTTTCTTGTGGAGCATTTTTACCCGAACCTGATGGAGCTACGTTCAATATGTACAAGTTAGGAGCAACACCTTCAAACTCAAACTTTCTACCTGCTAATGTAGCCATGATAGATAATGCTGCTGAAAAGGCGAATGCTGGTTGTTCAATATAACTATTCGCTAGAATGTAGTTCATGATTACAGCGAGGACACCTTCCGGCTTCGGTAACTCGGGGTTGTCGTAACTTTTTTGGTGCTCGCTTCTTTGCTTTCCCGGCTCAACCTCCACAACGTCTGGAATTATGGGAGTCTCGTACTCTTTATTGGTTTGAAAACGCTTACCATTAAAAGAATTAAGGCAGTTGGTATAAAGAGTAAGAGCGTTAGTAAAAGCCTCAGTATGCCGAAACTCAGTCGTATCGGTAAATAGTGGAGTTTCATGATTCTCCTCATCAAACTTAATTAGTTTTTTAATTGCTTCCCCTAGAGGAACTTTGTCATTAATTAATTCAGAAGTAAACTTAGTTAATGCATCATTACGTCCATTAATGATTTTATTATAACTAGGTGCTTCTCCTCCTTTGAGTTCTCTGATCTTTTGACCTAAAAAAGGGAGAACGCTTGGTGGAAGTGCTGGTAAATCTTGGATTGCTACCTCGGTGAGGCTTTTACCCGTCCACTTATACGTTTCCCCATTAGGATGTACAGACGGAGGGATAGTTGTTTTCTTACCATTCGATAAGAGCTCGACCATAACCTCACCATTGTACTTAAGAATATCCGTATTCAATGTTGGATGCCATCTGAAAAATCTAGTCCACCCCTTAGAACCTACTTTTTCAACCGGAGAAGTTGGAGCAAACTTCGTGATTAACTCCGCAATCTCAGGATCCATGGCGTCCATATCTAAAGCTACGATACCAGATGCCTCTCCTAAACATACCGATATATTAGATGAGTCAAACGATTCTTTCCATGAATCAATCTCTTCCTGAGTTGGCTTGCGTGTACAATAATCACTCCATGCTTTAATAGCTGGAGTTTTCATCATAAACTTATCAGGTATAACTGATAGTCCTGCCTTAGTAAACTCATCAACGTATTCTTTATATAAGTTCATTTTATTCATTCTTATTCCTCATCCGCAACATCAAACCCACATGAGTGTAGGAATTTATTAAAAGCCTCAGCAATCTCACCTAATGTTTGTCCATCCGTATTGATTTCAATAACCATTCCATCGGTTTCATCTAAGTTATCAAAGTGATGTGCTGTTTTTATAAACTTAATCATATTTAAAACCTAAAACTTAATCCTGTAAAACTCATTAATGGTGTAACAGTTGTTGTTATTCCAATGTTTTGTGTTATTGGTATATCAAATTCCATACCAACTATAGGCATAACATTTCCAGTAGGTATAACATATCCGTAGTCAAGAAATTTACTACTGTCTTGAAAATAAGCACCAAATTTAAAATCCATAAATCTATTTATTGGTATGTCATAACCAAACCCATAAATAGGTTCTTTAATAGAATTTTGTCCTACTAAGATATTGAACTCATTGACTTTTGCTATAGCATTAAGCCTAAGCGACGTGTTTTCAATTGGAGTAACGTCGGTAAAGTGGTGTACCAACCCTCCTATAATTAATTCATTTATCATTGTTTTTGCTCCTATAATTATTATACTTATAAAAAAGTAATATTGATAGACAAATAATATTAAAAATATAATTAAATACTCTAGGTAGGTAAGGTGAGTCTAACTCAACGATCAGTAGGCATATTTCGCCTATAGTCCATAAGGTTAATAAACCCCATGAGCAGCCCGTGTTTCCCTTCCTAAGGCACTGTATTACTTCTGGTAACGCACATATTGCAAGACATATGCCGCCTATCCAACCAATCATTTACGATTCCCGTCGTGTATTCTTTCTATCAAAATGCACCTTTCTGCACCTTTTTTGTTAAAATTGCACCTTTTTGCACCCTTTTGCACCTTTTTTGCACCTTTTTGGGTAATCGACGCTCGCCCTGCCTCATATCCATGTCTCCCAGACAAAACTATTACCAGTAAAAGAAACATAATATTCATAAGTTACCTCTTTTTTTACTTTATTTTAATTTTTTTCTTGACAATTCCTATAATTAATATATAAACTAGTCTTAAGACATTACTAAACATAGAATGTTTATTAGACATGTTTATATCACATAAATAATCTCTCCAAATTAGCTAACTCCATTGCATATTTCATCTCATCCTCAGTCCCAAATGAGCATTCCAATAAATAATGAAGCGTATTTGTCGCTATTTCATATAACCTTTCCTTATGATCTAAGTTATTTTCAGCATCTATAACAGGAATCCCTGCTTCAACCATTTCTATAGCTGCTTTGCATTTAGTTAAAACATCCTCAAATCTCATTCTACTTTCCATATCTCTTCCTCAACTTATTAGTATTTATTGTCATTAAATCTTCTAAACTATAACCTGTTTCATTTGCTATTGCTGTCACATAAAATAGTACATCACCCAGCTCCGTTGCTAATGACAGTTCATCTAAGCTTTTATCCTTATAATATCTACCCTTCTTATAGACCTCAACTACCTCGCCTGCTTCACCTACCAAACCAAGGACCGCATGAGTTATGTCTTCCTCAGGGATATTATGCTTAGCATCTCCAAAAAAATACTCTTTTACAAACTTTGCATACTGTTTATTTGTCATCTTTCTTCTCCTGATTAACGGGACACCAAGGATGCCCACAATTTTCCTTACAAAACTTACACTTCTCACGTTTATCTAGGAATTCAGTAAACTTAACGATACCGGATTCTCTAAAAGTGTGGTATAATTCTTGCATGTTAGTCTCTTTTACCATTAAATCACCTCCCTTTAGCCTTAACTCCGCATACTACAGAAACCGGCAGTTGACAAAAGAAGCACGTAAATGGCGTTCAAATTTTCTGGTTCAACTGATGCAAGATGAGGTCCAAGCAAAGATCCAACAAGTCCGAAAATTATTCCAACCGTCAAAAAACGCAGTGCGAGTGACCTACGACTTTCTTTATCCACGTGAACTCCTTTTCACCAAGAAAGGTGAGATATCTCGCCGATCAATGGACTTAACAAACATTGAGAAGTTAGTCCAGGACAACCTATTTGAATCCCGATACAATGGAAGAGAAATAGATGGCGTTGTCATACAAAACTTTGATATAGACGACAAGTTCATCGTTGATCTCCGGTCTCGGAAGCTTCCTCATGACAAGGACCATCATCTTCTACACGTTTCCGTCGAGCTTCTTCCTTCCGCTGTGCTTCACAACGTAGAAAGTATTGATATAAACTAAAATTTTCATGCATTAATTTTTCGTACATTATCTACTCCTAAATCCATCTAATGCCGGGGCATCTAAGTCCTCAGCTAACTCGGTTATTTGCACCCGTTGCTCAGGATACGGGTCATTCATTAGAGTATGAAACAATTCCATATCCATTTTATTCTTAATCCAAACTCCTGGTGTATGAGATATTGGTCGATATCCTGATCTTATAGATTGCTTTGATGATCTAGGAAATCTATCATAACTAGAAGTATATACAACAGCATGGTTACAGTGAACACAGAATCCATCTTTTTCCTCCACGGGTACTAGAGGTCCATAAATACCTCTTGATTCATTACTTGTTTGACAATTACATCTTGCTATTTTCATGGTCTCTTTACCCCGTAGTAAGCTAATACTTCTTTCAAAGCTCTTTTAGTTTCCATATCATCAACATTTTTATAATGCCATCTCAAATCCTGAATAATTACTTTATTTACTTGATCATAATCTAACTCTATTTCTATTTTCATTATAATTCCTCCGTTAAAAACAATTCTACCAAATATCCTACTTCCTTATCGAGCTCTTCCACGATTAAATCTTTCAAGTGTTGTAATTCGTTGTCGCACTCCATTAACCTCGTTATTTGATACTCGTTTATACCAATCCTCTGGGCTTGAGTAATGAGCGCAGTATCGTTTAACGCTTCTATAAATCTCAGGTGTTTCATAATAATCTCCTATTTGTGGTGGACATATTCCGTCCGGTTTTTGCTCGTTTAGGACTACAAAAAGAGCCCATAAAAAAATTAATATTAGTGTATTACGTCTCATTTCTTGCTAAATCCTTTACCTTTTTACCGAGTTTAAACCAGTAATCAGGCTTGCTTAGGAGAGGTCTATATCCGTGAATCCCTCCTCTATGATTTATCTTATTACGTGGAAACCTTTCATATTGTGAAGTAAATACAGCATAATGTCCGCATTTATCACATAAGTCATTCGTAACAGTAGTTGGTTTAAAAACTAAATCTCTATTACTAGAACATGTACAATATGCTATACTCATAATCTAGTCCTATACTCAGCTATTTCCCAATCAACATCTCTATTATAACTATTCAATTTATTAAACGCCCTTAAATTATTATCATATAGAATATCAAGCATGTACTCCGCATCAAAGTCATTTAATTGATCTGCTCTATCACTAATAAAATCTAATATTAGTTGTCCTTTTTTACTCATTTTAATACTCTCCTACTAAGTCTAATAAATCATTTACACGCATCATATCTTTTACTTCATCCTCTGACATGTACTTTAAACACATGTGGGCTATAAATGTTGCTGATAATACTTCTTCATCCATTCTATCCCATAAAAAATTAGTATATTTTCTCACATCGGTCATGTTGCCTCCTAAGCTACCGTTTGGTTTATGTAACAATCCAAACCCACATATTTTTATTGGGCGTATTTTGTTACATTAGTTATTAAGCCACTTTATTCTTCTCTAAACATTCTTTATAAAAAGCGTATCCTCGCATTGCCTTAAATTCAGTATCCATTCTTATAAAGTCGATATCTTCCTTAAATCGAGCTGTTAACTCTACCTTTTGCAAGTCCTTTGCCATGTCATCCAACCTAGTTATAAATGTTTTTGTTTCGTCCATTGTCTCCCCCTTTGACAGTGTTTAATTAAGCAGCGAACCAATATGGTACCTTACCTAGTTTATCCCACTTTGCAAACCGAGATTTCTCACCATTGTAAAAATTTCTATATGCCTCAACATGGTTATAACATTTGTATTTATCTGGCATGCATAAAGGTGGCGGAGTCATTTCACCCATTGCATCATCCTTTGATATATTATATGGTGATGGGATTAACAAAAAAGATAATTTTACATCGGTTAAATGCTTTTTACCGTATCTTATAGTGTATTGGTTACATAAAGCAGTAAATAAACTATAGGTCCATATATAATTTTTCCAATTACTTCTCACCCATACAGTTGATGGATGATTTACATGCGTCTTCTTATAGAGTTTATCTATGTAAGGTACAGTTGCCTTCTCATTTACATCTTGATCTAAAACTCTATGAGCTGTACTCAACATCTGGGCGTATTCAATGATCATTTTAGACACGTGTTTGTCGCAATGCATCTCTGCACACACACTTGGGTCTTTATCTAGGAAAAATATATTCATTAGTAACCTCCTGGTAGTTTACTAAATACGTAAATTAGTACATTGATAATAATCCCTATCCAAAATGAAACAAAAAATAAAAACAATCTATTCATTTTAACTCCCTTGCAATCTCTAATGGGTTAACGGTAAATTCTTTAATTAAATCAAGCTTTAATATTTCACTTTTAAATACGTATGCAATAAACAGTAACATTAAAAATGCTACGAAATTTACAATTATATATTTAATAGATTTAATAATTAAAAAAGCTATTATTTTGTCCATTATCTTATCCCGTAATACTTGTTGATTGAAGGTACATAACTATAGGAGTCTAGTTTTATAGCGTCTGTTACAGGCAATTCTGTGAGTCTGCCAAGGTATTCTATAGCATCATTATAATGTAAACGTGAATGACCATCACTATATTGGACCAAAATGGACTCTTGCTTAAAAATGGTAAAAGCAAGGTCCTCTAAATAAAGTAAATCTGATTCATCACGTAAACGAACTAAAAATGATTGCTCAACAGAACCTTTATAAACACCATTGACAGGCACTGGATTAAAACCACGCTCATTTAAATGGGCAAACAGAGCTTCTGTACGTTGTTTATTTCGTGCCTTAGGTTGTGAGTCAAGCTCTGCGGATATAATCGCTATTTCTGTACTAAATTTCATAGTGTCTCCTAGTTGTTTTAAAAATTATTGCATAATCGTCAACAAAAAAATACAACGCTAATTTCATGCCAAAAAATAAAAATGTGAATAACAAATAATTACACTGAGTTAGGGGTTATATCACCCTTTACATGAATTTTTAATTTTTTTTTTTTAAGTTAGTCCTCGGGGGTAAATAAGTTTTATTGAGGTGTACCACTCTCCCACACAACTTGTCTCTCGGGGGAATAAAGTCACTGCAAGTTTCATGCCAGGTCTTCTGCCTCAGCTAGGTTGGCATCGTTCTTGCAACAGCCCCCTTAAAAAAGCCGGGGGTAGGAAAAATATTATAAATAAGAAGTAAAACATATACCCTCACTCCTATTTTTCCCAATAATTACGCATATTTAGTGATTTCAGGCACCTAGCTTAGGGACCATTTTTACCTGGTAATATGCATACGGGGGGTAAACGTGTTTCTCCCACAAAGCCAAAAACGTAGATTTTTTTAGTGAGGAGCGAAGCGAACTTACTAAAAAGTCCCCCCGTCTAGTTATTGACAAAGTCAGGTACCTAAGGTATTATGTTAAAATGAAGAAACCTACATCTTTTTTATCCGGCTATTATGAGTGGACTATCTACTGGTCGAAAGAAAGAGCTGAGGAAGTATATGGTAAAACAGACTCGTCTACTAAAACCATAACAATATACCAGTGTGATTCTAAGCAAATAGAAAAAGAGACTTTATTACACGAAATTCTTCATGTTGCGCTAGAGGACAAATCTGATGCCATATTTAATTATGAGCCAGAATCCAAATCGCATGATAAAGAGGAGAACCTTATAAGATTACTCTCACCAGTACTTATGAACATATTAGCAGATAATAAGGATCTAGCTAAATACCTATTTGGAGCCTAAGTGAGCGATAAAAGCAAATACGACATAGAAGCGGCGAAATCCATGTATATGGAATTTAAGTCCCTACGTCAAATTGCTGATAAGCTAGGCATTAACTATTCTACCCTAAAATACCATAAGCAGGAACACAAGTGGGAAGAGGAACGTAATTTAATACGGAAAGATATATTGCGCGATCTAGCTGACAATAAGAAAGCCGTACTCGTTTCTCTAACATCAAATTCCCTGGATTGTGTAGATCGGGCGGTCAAAGATCTTAAAAATAGACCTAAGCCGCCTTCCATTCAAGAGGCTCGAATGTTAACCAACATCATAACGGAGATAGATAGAATTATTCGTTTAGATGATGGAGAACCAACCGATATAATTAGTGAACATAAACCCGTTACGGTAATAGAGCTACGGGAAAAACTAAAAAAGGACCCGTTCTTCATCGAGGACGCGTCGTTTAGGGAGATAGACGATGAAAAAACTACTGATACTGATTCTACTGACACCGATGCTAGCCTTCAGCAAACCGATTCTGCTGACTCTAAAAAATAGTGTAGTGCTAGATTCGCAAGTAACACAAAAAAGCGTTGATACGGCTGCTCAGGCTCTTCTAAAACTATCTAATCAAGCACCTTTGTCCGAAGAACTATTTTTGGTTCTGGACTCGCCTGGAGGCTCTGTTATGGCAGGTCTCAATTTTATTCAATTAATTAAGTCTATCCCCCAGAGAGTGAGCTGTATTGCCATGTATGCTGCATCGATGGCGCATGGCATTCTGCAACAATGTACAGGTGATAGATATGTAACAGAAAATGGTGTTATTATGATTCATAGAGCTAGAGGCTCTGTATCTGGTCAATTTAATGATGGAGAGATGGAGAGTAGAATAGCATTTTGGAAACAAGTAGTTACCAACATGGAAGCTAAAAATGCGGCTAGACAAGATATCTCATTAGAAGAATACAAGAAATTAGCTAAGGATGAATATTGGTGTTATGGTGCTCAATGTGTTCATGATAATGTTGCTGATATAGAGACTAATATTAAGTGTTCTAAAAAAATGGTAGAAACTACAGTAACTAAACAAAAACGATTCTTTTTTGGTACATATAAAATTGAAAAATCAGCATGTCCATTAATTAAATCTGGTAAAGTAAGTAAAGTAAAGTGAGTTTAGTAGATCTAAAACCAGGAGATGCTCTATACCTTCAGATTATGGAGGATTTACATTCTCATTGGCAGCCACATGAAGGACAAGTAAAAGTAGGGATGCCTCTAGTTAAAGGAGATGTCTCTACTGTTTTTATTCAATGTGGACGTAAATGGGGTAAAACGGATTTTGCTGTATATATGTTATGGCGCCACGCTTTACTAAACCCTGGTTCTACATGCTACTATATTACACCGGAACTTTCCCACGGTAGAGAAATTGTCTGGCATAACGGTCGTATTACTCAATTTGGTAGACAAAGAGATGAGACTGGTCGTATAGTTCCAGGTGGAAAAGAACCTATGAAAAAGTACATTAAACATGTATCAAACGTAGATTCTCGTGTAACCTTAAAAAATAATAGTACAATAAAAATTGTTGGGTCGGAAAACTGGGCGGCGGCTAACGGTTTAACGCCGGATTTTGTCGTTTATGACGAATTCAAGGTTTTTCACCCACAATTCCATACGGAAATGAACCCAAACCGAATTGTTCGAAAAGCACCACTTGTTATAATTGGTACACCGCCTAAGCCAGGCGACCGAAATTCGGATCAATACATGGAGTTTGCAGATGAATGTCTTAAAAGAACCGATTGCGCACACATTATCGCCTCATCTTACGATAACCCTCACACGCCAAAAGACGAAATTGACCGTGAGATCGAAAAACTACGGGCTCGTGGTGAAGATGATGTCATCAAACGAGAATATTTTGGAGAGATCGCTGTCGGAGGAAGAAACGCTATTTTTCCCATGTTTGATAGGAAACTTATTAGACGACACGGAGATATACTAAATGATATTCGCCGCGATGTTAAGAAGCTTGATTGGTATTGCATCACTGATCCAGGTTCTACTACTTGCTTTGCAGTTTTATTTGCTGCAATCAATCCATACACTAAGCGTCTTTATTTGCTCGATGAAATTTATGAAACCAATCAGGAAAATACTACAGTCCGTAGGATATATCCAAGAATAGAAGCTAAAATGAAAGAGCTGTTTCCTCATGGAGATATAGACGATGATTGGATAAAAGTATATGATGAAGCTGCTGCCTGGTTTGCTAATGAAATTATGGGTCAATTTGGTACATATTTTATGCCTACATCTAAGTCTTTACATAAAAAAGAGAATGGACTTTCCCTAATCAAAGATCAAATGATATACGAAGTAGTTGACATTTCAGATAGATTGGTTAAACTAAAGTGGGAAATACAACAATATGTAAGAACAGATAAGGGAGATATTCCTAAAAAAAATGACCACTTAATAGATGCTTGGCGTTATTTAAATGCTACAGCAAACTATAATATGAATGAAATATTTGAAAAATTAAAAAATAAAAGCGATAGAAGAGGTTATACCATAAAAGACGATATAGCTTCTTTAGAAAGAGAGGTAGATTGGACTGCTAATCTTATACCCTGGGAGGACTAAGTAATGAATTTTGTTGAAATTTCACTAATTTTATCAATTGTATCTTGCATTTTGACGGCGGTTCTGTTACCATTGACGCTGTACGCCTTGATTTTGGTCAAGTCATTAGAAAAACAAACGCATACGGTGCAATTTATGCCTACTACAGACGCTTTAGATTCTTCTTTTAGCGATCCTAAGGTGTTTGACGAAATTAATGAAGACCGAAAAGAAGAAAACGAAGAATATGGGATAATCTAATATGAACTTTTTTGATGATTTAGGGGAAGATAGCCCTGATAAAATTAATGTAAAACCTTTTCATGTAGTTAAGGAAAAAGGCGTAAAAGAAGTACATGAGTGGTGTACTAAAGTCATAGAGACCCTAGAAAAACAAGCTGTTAGTAGAAATACATTAATGCGTAAGCATTTAGAGACATATAGAGGCATTTCTTCTGATATAAAGCGTACAAATATTAGAAGATCAGAACGACAGACCTTAGGTAGGATTAATAAATTCATTGTTAATCACCTTCACGACATGACCGAAACACGTATATCCCAATTAACTCGTTTAAAAGCCTCTGTTGATGTATTACCTACAAATGATGAATTTGAAGATAGAAATGCTGCTAAAGTAGTAAAATATCTTATAGATCATTTATGGTATGTAAACAATGTAGACTCCATTCGTCAAAAAATGTTAAGAAATGCATTTATTTTTGGTGAATCTTATTGTTTTGTAGAATGGAATAAAGATAAAGGCGATTTACATCCTACTTGGGTAAAAGCAAGAGACATGGGTATTAAATTACCTTTATTAGACGACGAAGGAAATGAAGTTTTAGATGAAAAAGGTAAGCCAATCATTCTAAATCCTAAGCGTCCAGTTAAAACAGGCGATATTGAATATAAAATAGAAGTTCCTTGGAGAGTATATCTACAAAGACAAAAAAAGATTGAAGATGTAGAATATTGTTTTAGAACTTCTGTAGAAGCTACTGAGACATTAAAAAAAGAATATCCTAAACAAGCTGAAAAAATTAAAATATCTACAAATGTTAAAGCTTTTGATACGGCTACATTAACTGATCATTTATTAGAAGAAGAAACTGTAGTATATGAATTTTGGCATAAAAGAACTAAGCATTGTCCAGATGGATATTATGTAAAATTTACAAAAGATGTTCTTTTAGAATATAAAACATTACCTTATAGTGGTGAAGGTCTTCCTTTTGTTAGAATTACAGACCAAGATGTTCCAGAAATGTTAAATGGAGTATCTACCTATGAAATGGTAGCTCCTATTCAAAATATGCATGATAACCTATCTACATTGTTAGCCAAAAATATTTATATGATGGGACATGCTAAATGGGTAATGCCTAGAGGTGCCTGTAAGATTGAAGCCTTAGGCAACGATAATACAATTGTTCAATATCAAGGACCAGTAGCTCCTCAAATGGTGCAAACCACTCCTAATCCTCCTGAGGCGTACTCCTTCAGAAATCAATTAAGAGATGAGCTAGGTCAAATATATGGTATTCAAGGTGTTTCTAGAGGACAACCGCCTTCCGGTATTACAGCAGCCGTTGCTTTACAATTTTTAAATGAACAAGAGCAAGAAAGAAATCATACTATGGTAATTAAGCATAGTAGCATGGTTATGGAATTAGCTCAAAAAACATTGTCATTAGCAGGGGATTATTATCAACCTGATGACGGACGTATGTTACGTATAGTAGGTAAAAATAATAAGTATGCTATTAAACACTTTGATGCAGCTACTTTACATAAGCCTTATGATATTAGATTAGCACAAGGATCGGCTCTTCCAGAAAGTAAAGCTGGACGAATACAACGAATTGTTGAAATTATGCAAATGAAACCTGATCTATTATCTAATGAGAGATGGATTGATCTTTTAGATTTAGGTAATACAGATAAAATGAATAGTTTAATTACAGTAGCTATTAGAGCAGCAGAATCTGAAAACGAAGACCTTATGGCAGGTAAACCTGTAGGAGATCCTGAAGAGTTTGAAGATCACATAGCTCATTGGCAAGTACATACAAAAGCTATTCAGGATAGAACATTTAAAGAAGAATGTCCACCTGAATATAGACAAGAACTATTAGATCATATTGCTATACATGAATTTTTAATGGTAGAAAAAGCTAAAGCTAATCCATTATTTCAAGCTAAATTAGCTCAATTACCATTATTCCCTATCTTTCCTAATGGATTTACTCCGTTATCTAAAGAACAGCAAGAAGTTGTGGTACAGGGACAAGCAAATAGAGGAGAACCAGTAACAGGCAATATACCTGGAACAGATATAGAACAAGAACAAGGGGAGAAATATGAGTGAAGAATTAGTAGAAACTACACAAGTAGTAAATGAATCAGTAGATACTGCTCCAGAAGCAGCTAATGACGCAGAGGCTTTATCCTTTGATGATTTAGATAATTTAACTGATGGAAGATCCGCATCGGAGATAATGAGTGAAGCTAAGACCGAAAGTGAGGAAAAGACAGAAGAAGACAAATCAGAATCTAAAGATGAAGGTAGCGGAGAAGAGGTTGAAGCTAAGCAAGAAGAGAGCGAAGCGTCTGAAGAACAAATTGAAGAAATCAAAAAGCTTATCGCAAAATATGGTGACGAAGAACTTGAAATCGCGGCTAATGCAATATTTAAACACAAAGTCGACGGAGAAGAAGTAGACGTTGAACTGCAAGAGCTTTTAAATAATTATAGTGGTAAGATATCTTATGATAAAAAGTTTCAAGAATTTTCTGAAAAGAAAAAAGAATTTGAACAATTTAGAAATACATACGATAAAGATATAGAAGATATTTATTCCGTTTTAAACGGTTTTAAAGAAAAAATGCAAAGCAATGATGCTATGGGTGCATTAAATTATTTTGCCTCGTTTGCTGGAATGAAGCCTTACGAGTTTAAAGATAGTTTAGTAAAAGCCATGGCACCTGAAATGATGCGAATATCTCAATTAACACCGGAGCAACTTTCTAATGAAAGACTTCAAGCTGAAAACGAGTATTTGCTTCAACAAAGAGAGTCTGAAAATGTTAAATTTCAAGAGGAGCAAGCCATAAAGGAACTCCAGACAGAAATAAAACAAATTCAGGAAGCTCATGGTATCTCAGACGAAGATTTTGCGACTGCGTACCAAGAACTTTTAGAGTCAGAGTATGACGGAGAAATTAATCCGACGACAGTAGCTGAGTATTATACTCATGCGTCTGCCTTCTCCAAAGCGGAAGAAGTTCTCAACATAGTTGATTCTAATCTTGTAAGTAATGATGAGTTAGTTGAAAGCCTTCAAAAAGTGATTGTGGAGAATCCCTCTTTTGATAACGACGACCTTATTGATATTGTACAAGAAGTTTATGGTAACTTCAAAAAAGAAGCGTCTAAATCAGTTTCTAAAAAAGTAGGAAAAGCTCCTGCTCAAAAGAAACAAGTAAACACTCAATCTAGTGAAAATTACTTAGATTGGGATGACTTATAAACTTAATTAACTAAGGAGTTAAAAAATGTCTAATGCTAAATTTAATTTACAAGACGTATCTGCTCTATTTAAAATTAAGTACGAGAAGCTTTCTGAAAACGTATATAACTCGGCTAACGTACTTTTAGGTAGAGTAAAAAAATCTTACAATTTTACAGGTAAAGAAATGGCTATCGCTATTCCACAATCTTTTGCTGGTGGTGTTGGTTCTGGTTCTTTGCCACAAGCTAACAAAGCTACTTATGGAGATGCTCGTATTTCATCTAAAAAAATGTACGCTCGTGTACAAATTGATAGAGAAACAATTAAAGCAGCTCTTTCTGATGAAGGTGCTTTCGTAAGAGCTACAAAAGAAGTTGTTCAAAAAGCTGTTGAATCTTTTATGAGAAACCTTTCTCGTGCTCTTTTTAGTGATGGTTCTGGGGAACTAGGTAAAATAGCTGATCTAGCTACTGATAAATCTGGAACTGGTACAGCAGTAGATCCATTTGTAGTTGTAATTTCTGCTGCTTCATTTAAAGAAGCTAACTTTGAAGAAAGAGATCTAGTAAACATTAATCAAGAATCTGATTTGTTAGAAATTACTGCTGTAGATCCAGATACAAGAGAAGTATCTCTAGTAGGTTCTTCTGCTACACTTACAGCAGGTACTGCTACTAATGTTTCTATCTTTATGCAAGGTTCTGAAAACAATGATCCAGAAGGACTTAAAATTTTAGATAAGTCTATTGGAGATGCTCCTTCATACGGTCTTCCAGTAGCAAGAAGATGGAGTGCGCAGAAAAAAGCAGCAGGTGGAGATCCAATTTCTACTGATATGTTAAATGAAATGATGTTAAAAGTTAAGAAAGCTTCTGGTAAGTCTCCTAACTTAATCGTTTGTTCATTTAAGCAATACGAAAAAATCTTAAATCTTCTTGAAGATCAAAAACAATACACTGTTAATACTAGAGCTGGACTTAAGTCTAAATCAGGTGCTGATATCTCTTTTAGCGGTGTTGAGTTCATGTCTGTTGACGGTCCTGTTGGAATCTTCCCAGAAAGATTTGTTGAAGATGACAGAATTTATCTTCTTAATGACAGCCACATTCACATTCACCACAGACCAGGATTTGGTTGGTTTGATGATGATGGAACGGTTTTCTTAAGAGAAGCTAATAGCGACAGTTACGAAGCAAGATATGGTGGATACCTTCAGGTTTACATCAACCCTTGTTTTCATGGTGTAATTAGCGGACTTTCTGTTCTTTAATTAACTAAATTAGCCGGGTCTCTTCTCCCTGCCCGGCTCCCCCAGCATGCATGAGTGGTGTTGGGGGTTTTAGGGAGTTTAAGGATATATAATGAGTTCAGGAAATTCAAAAGATTTAACACCTAAAGATAACTATGTTAGCGTTGACTTAACTGGAGATTCTATAGCTTTACCTCCAGATGCTGAAGACGTAATTTTAGTAGTTGAGGGCGACAGTTCGATATCCGGAACTGTAAATGTTGAACTCGAACACTCAGATGATAACGTAAATTTTACTACGGCAAAAAATAAGCCGTTAACTACGGGGGGAGCAGTTATAGAAGCTCCTACCACTATAGATGCATATTTTACTCGTTTAGTTAATCCTCATGTAGCTAGAGAGAGGCTTAATTTAATGAGTTATAAATATTTATATCCATACGTATCTGTATATTTAGGAGAACTTGCTTTACAAGCAGTAGACGCTAATAATCCTAACGGTACATATACAATAGAAATTGTAGGTCCCGATGCTCAATATGTAGAGTTTAGAGCAACAAATGAAAATAGTAGAGCTTCCTTTCATGATCATTTTTACAATGATTATACCGGTGTATCATCTACTTATGATTATGCTTTAGGTATTTCACGTCCTCTTGTAGACCAGATGGACGTACCACCTACTGTTAATGATTTAACAGGTCCTGAAACTTATTTAGCATCTACTTCTTTTTACTCTTCTGCTTCTAGTTCTGAAAACTTTTTTAATATGAACCTTAAGCTAAAAGATTCAAGTCATCATACGCAGCAAGGACATGTTATAACAGGAATTAATTTTAAAAATAAAGTTGAATTACATACAAGACGTATAGATGGATTCTATGCTGATTCTTATAATTTTATTAAAAATGGTACTTTAGCCATGGGCTATAATACTAACTATAGAGGAAATAATAGAGGTTTACAAATTCAACTTATAATAACACCTGAGTTTGGAACCAATCCTCAACCTATTACAATAAATAATCCCTACGTGCAATATGGCGTCCCTACCCTAGATAAATCAAATATAGTATCGTTACCTCATACAGCTCAAATAGGAGATTCTTTTGGAAATATTGTTTTAAATAATGTAGCAGGTTTTTCTGGTTTTGGGGCTAACTTACCTACTGTAACGTATGATTTAGTTAAAGAAAATACTGATATAAGTTTATCTGCTACATCAAATTTATCTTCAGGAGATTCTGTAGATATTACTTTAAATACTTCTAATTTTTCTCCTTTTTCAGGATATAGTAGTTTAATATCAATAGGAGCAAAAGAAAATATTAAAGGATTGTGTGATTACGGGTTTCCAGGTTTTTATACTACATTTACAATACAATCTAACCCATTAGTAGTATCAAATGGAGCTATAACTAGTCCATCTAATACAGCAGCGTTAGGCACGGATGTATGCTCAGTAAGCGTTGCTGGAGGCTTAGGTACTGAGAGTATTACATTAAGCTTATCAGGTGTAGATGCATCTTATTATAGATTAAATAATGTTACTTCGGGGACAACAGGATCTACAATAACAGCTACTAGTACAGATACAGTAGTATTAGAAACTAATCAAGCGTTCTCTTTTTCAGGATACTCTCATTCAGTAGATATTAATGCATCTTTTACAGATTCTTATGGAACATATACCGACGATATTTTTGGAATAAGTATTTCTCAAGCTGGTTACACATTAACTTCAAGTGTATCTTCTATAGATGAAGGAAATACATTTACAGTAGATTTAAATACAACTGGAACCACGGCTGGAGATACTGTAGCATATACAATTACAGGGGTAGATAGTGCTGATATAGGTGGAGCATCTTTAACAGGAAATTTTACTTTAAGTGGAAATTTAGATGATGCTATTGCATTTACAGTTACAGCCGATGCTACAACTGAAGGAGCTGAAACTTTTACTTTAACATTAGATAATGGTGAAGATTCTGTTTCAGTTACAATCAACGATACTTCTACTTCAGCATCACCGGCTGCATTTAGTAATCAATACGCCTTACTTTCTCAAGGAACTACATCTTCTGTAACTGACTTTACCTTAAATGGGACTAATAAATCTTTATTTGGTAGTGTAAATACTTTTCCAGCTTTAACGGATGCATGGTCGATAACTTTTTGGCTATATATGCCTAGCACAGGAACTACTTTAAGTAATTCAAATAGAGAATGTTTAATAAAGCAGCAAGTAGGTACAGCTCAAGGTGGTTTACAAGTATTTATGAGAGGAGCTCCTGAAATAGAAATTTATTATGCAGGAACAACTACCCAGCATTATGCTTATGCAGGTTCTAATGATTTAACTTACGATGCGTGGAATCATGTAATTATAAATCACGTTGGTAATGGTAGTTTAGATATACATATAAATGACGGTGCTGCTAACGCTGGAGGAAGTACTGGTAGTAATGGATCTTTATCAACTATAAATAGTCAAACAAGTGGTGCAACAATTAATGCATTAGAATTAATGACGTATGCTCATGCTCCAGCCTCAGGAAGCACTATAGCAAGAGCAAATCGTGAATATAGAATGGATGAGTTAATTTGTTTTAATACAGATTTAGATGCGGCTAAAAGAACAGAATTGTATAACTTAGGAACGCAAATTGATCCTTCTACATTAAGTTTTACAGCTAATATGACTTCTCACTATAGATTTGGAGACGGGGCTAATGATGATTTAGTTAATCATTACTCTTACGGTCAAGTAGATACTACCAGATATTTTGAACCAGATGCAGTAGGTAATCAGCAAATAGATACTTTATTAGTTACTGATGATCCTTATGTAGCTCCACCTGCGGCTGCATTTAGTAATGAATATTATTTAGGTGGAATTGCCACATCAACTTCGCAAGATGATTATAGTATAAATGGAACAGAAAAATCTTTGTTTCCTAGTAAGGGTGGGGGATCAAATTATTTTCCAACATTAACAGATGAATGGTCTTTGTCTTTTTGGATTAAAGGAACCACTCTAAGTGATGGTACCTATCGTCCAATTGTTCAGATGCTAAATGGAACTAATAACCAATTTAAAGTTTGGGTATATACCAGTGCTAGTGGCACAAAACAGTTTAATATAAGTTATAACTATTCTGGTAACACTAGAAATTTTCAGGGCTCTATAACAATTTCTCAAATTAGTACTTGGAAACATTTTGTTATAACTAAATCAAATGCAACCTTAAGTGCAAGTAGCTTGAAGTTATATATAAATGGAACTTTGCAATCTGCATTTTCAGGATCTTCAACCTTGATTGCGTCTGATTTTACAAATAAATCTATTACTAAAACTGTTTTTGGAGGCGCTGTAGTTAGTGCTGCGTCGGGAGCTTATCTTGGTAGAAATGCTACAATTCAAGATCTAGACCAGATAAAAACTTGGGATGTTGAACTGTCTCAATCTCAAGTTACTGAAATGTATAATTCAGGAAAACCTATTGCTACATCCGATCTTACTTTTGCCTCTAATATAGATGCTGAGTTCTTATGTGGAGATGGATCTAATGATAATGTAGCCGGAAATCAATCTTATGACATTCAAGATAATACTAGATATATTGAAAAAGTAGGAACGGGTACATTTGGTATTGAGCAATTAACAATAAATGACCCTATTTTAGTTAGTGCAAGTGGAAATTATAAGTATGTAAGTGATACATGGAGAGCTGCGTTAACTGGGTTTATTCAAGTTGGAAATTATCACAGAAATTCCACCGGAGATAATAAAGGCATGTTCCCAGATCTAGACTCAACGACAGGATTTAGAACAAGTAACAATGTATCTTATAGTTTTTGGACTAAATTTACTAATACAAGCGGATTTGCTGCCCTTTATCAAGAACATTATGAAATTAATGGCTCTTATCAAGATTTTTGTAGCTTTTATCTGAGTAGTTCTTATATGTATATATATTCTACCCATGATACTTATCGTAGATATAGGTATTGTGCCATTCCAAGTGATAATGATTGGCATCATGTAGTTATTACTACAAATACAGCCGATATTTCTAGTGGAGCTACAATATACATTGATGGCACGGCTGTTTCTTCTACTCTTGCCGGAGATGCTCAAAACTTAATTGTTAGAAGTAAACCAGTAGACATACTAAACTTTGGTGGAACTTTATATAATAGACTTGCTGCCAATGGAACTTCTACTGGCAGTAACTCTGCATCTGGAACTTTTGTCATGGACGAATTTTCAACATGGAAAAAGACCTTGTCTGCCTCTGAAGTAAGTGAGTTGTGGAATAATGGGTTGCCTACTGAGTTAACTAACCATAGTGCAGCCACAGACCTACAACGTTGGTTTAGATTTGGTGATACGACAGGTGATGGAACAGCAATAAAAGATTCACAGGAAACTAGCGTCGAGCTTGTAAGCTTTGACAGTCAGGATAATACACAAGATCATTAGGATAATACATGGCAAATAGTAATTATACAGATATAAAAATAGAAGGATTAGCAGCAAATGAGACAAAAACTAAGGTAGTTAAGTCTCCATTGTTGCAATATGTTAGAATAAAGGTAACGGGTACCGGAACAGCAAATTTAGGTACTAACGGTACTAAAATTAAATTATATTACAAAAAGAGGAAAAAATAATGTCATCAGCATATCATGTAGATTTGGCTAAAGATGCGGTCCCTGCACAGGGCGTATCAAATTTTACTGCACAAGAAACAAAAGGCTTGTCACCTGAAGCAAAAGAGTTTATAATGGTTGTCAAACCGACAGGAAGCGATGTTAAGGTAAAATTAGAGCAAAGTGCTAATGGGAATGACTGGGCTCAAGTAGTTGATGCTCAAGATGAAAATATAGAAGCAACGGTTACTGATGGATCTGTTGGCGTTATTTACGTTGATGTCCCTCTACTACATTATGTTAGAGTGCAGTTAGGTGAAGCAACCACGTCTGCTACTTGTGACGTTAAATTACAACATACACTGGATAAATAGGAGCATACATGATTGCAGCATCTCATTTAAATTTAGAAAACGGAGTTATGACAGAATTACCACAATATGTGGATTCTATCGTATTTGAAGTTAAGGGAACAGGTACTTTTAGTGCAGAATTCCAGCACAGCGCGGATGGCGTTAACTGGTATCCAATTGGATCTGCATTAACATCAAATAGTATCATGGCTTTAGATAATGATTCAGAACACATTTTTTTAAATGTTAAAGCCGTTATTACAGGCGATGTTACATTATGTAAAATCCACTTTAGAAGACATAAGAGGTAAATATGCCAAAGGTAATAGGAAGTATATCCTCAGGAATAAAATTAACTATACCTAGCCGAGGTGAAAAAAATTGGGATGAGTTAATTGAAAACTCATGCTTTGTACCACTTAGTACACATAATCACGAAGGTGGAGGAAAAGGTGATAAACTAAATACAGATGCTTTAAATGATGAAGCTGTGACTACAGCTAAAATTGCTAATGCCAATGTTACTGAAGCTAAATTAGATAGTGCTGTTCAAACTAAATTAGCACAAATAGCTACTAATACTAGTGACATAGCTACTAATGCTTTTGAAATTTCTTCTTTAGCAGATCAACATGCTATTTTACAATCTCAAATTACTAATGTAGAAGGCTGGAATTTAGATGATTTAAATGATGTGTCTTCCACAACACCTACCTCAGGACAAGCCTTAGCATGGAGTGGAAGTCAATGGGAACCTACTACAATTAGTGGAGGCTCAGGCTCAAGTAATGTGCATTATCTTACATCCTCTAGTCAACTAACGGTAGGATTTGAATCTTCAGTTGAAGAAGGTGATGTCATCGTTATTAGCGGAACTGATTCCTATGTATTTAATAGTAGTTATAAAAATGTAACTTTTCTTGGGGCTGGAGATGCCATTGGTACTCAGTATATAACATTTAAAGGTACGATGCATGCATGTGTTGTAAGAGGACATAAACTTAGATTAACATGGCAAACGGCAAATGTTGCCCACAGTTTTAATGATATTATATGCAGAGACTTTTATATAAATAATAAATTAGATTTAAGAAACTCTAGATTTAAAGCAGAAAATGTAGTTTTTAATGAAGGTATATATTTACTCGATTCAAATGCAAGTGTAGTAAACGTAACTACTCAAGGGACACCTACGGGAACAGACGCGTTGATTACTGTACAACATACCTCTTCTATATCTATACATCAACTTATCCAGAATTCTGCATCTTACTCATTTCAAAATTATGGAGAACTTAAAATATTCGATCACGATTTTACTAACTCTGGTCTAATACTAACTAATGGGTCAAACGGAACTCTTACTAAAACATCAGGAACTACTTTGTTTCTATTAAATGGAAATATAATAGTAAATGCATAATTATGAATATAGGTAAAAAGATAAAAAAATTAAAAAAAGAGGGTAAACCACAAAAACAGGCTGTGGCTATTGCTTTATCCATGCAAAAAGCAGCAGCTAAAAAAAAGTTAAAAAAGAAAGGATATTAAAATGAACTATGCTGAATATTTAATGACTAAAGGATCAGAAGGCGTTCAATCAGAATCGTCCAATGCCCTAGCTAAAGCAGTAGCTAAGAAAAAAATACAAAAATCTAAAACTCCTTTAGCAGATAAAGTTTTAGGAGCATATAAAAAAGATAAGGTAGCTAAACATGAATTAATGAAGAGTGAAGATATAGCTAAACCAGCACCTATCAAACCTCCTGCTTCTGATAGTTCTCTTAAATTTACTGGAGATTCTGAGGGACTTATGTCAACAGGTCTTCAAGCCTTAGCTACGTCAAAAGCCCAAGACACTTCATCAGCAATTATTGGTGGAGCAATGACCGGGCTATCTGCATCTACAATGTTAAGCGGAGCCGCGGCTGGTCCAGTAGGTATAGCTGTTGGGGTAGGATCTGCTTTAATGGGTATGGCTAATGCTAGAAAAGCTAAAAAAGCACAGCGAGAAGCTGAAAGAAAGAGAAAAGAAGAATTAAGAAAAGCTAGAGAATTAAGTTTACTAGAATCTCAGGGAGCCGCTAGACAAAGAGCTATAGAGTCTCTTGCAGGAGCTTTCTAATGAGATATATTAAATACCTTATAGACCAAGTAAGAAAACAAACTGAGAATGAAGATTTCTCAGACTTTACTGGTATTCAAGATTCTGAATTTATTCAATATATAAATGATGCTCAGCATGAGTTACAGGCAACCATTGTACACCAACATCCTCGTGTATTTATGGAAGAAACAACTATAACTACAACACCTGGGCAAGAAAGATATGACTTACCTTCAGACTGTTACTTAGGAAATAAAGTACATAACGTAGAATATTCTGCTACCGGAGTAGAGTCTGATTTTTACACTTTAGATGAAGATACTTTAAAAAGAAGAGATTCAGGAATAACTGGATCCCCTTCTACTTATGTTAGATTAGCAGGTCAAATCTTACTTAGTCCACAACCTCAGACAGCAGGTATTTTACGTATAAATTATGTAAAAAGAGTTAGACAAGTAGATTTGAGAATGGCTGAGATAGATACTCAATTTACTACATCTACTACAGCATCTGTTACAGCATCTTTAAATAATGCTTCTACTTCTACAGAAACAGAATCTTTACAAGAACATGATTACGTATGTATTGTAGATAAAGAAGGAACTACTATATTAGCTAACATTCCTTTAGTACAGGTTACTAATACAACCTTAGAACTAGGTGCAACCTCAGCTAGTGTAACGATTCCAAGCGGTTCTTACATAGTTGGAGGTAAAGATACTTCTACCCATGGTGATTTTGATAGATCAGTAGAAAGATATATAATCTCTTATTGCGCATGGAAAATATTAAAAAGAGATAGTTCAATGGACTCTCAAGAAGCCGTAGTTGAACTAGAACGAATGAAAGCTGAAATAATTAAATCGTATGCGATGATTAGCGACGATGTACAAATGATTCCACAACTAAATAGCTGGGAAGACTGGAGTATATAAATGGCTACAATGCATCAAATACGACAATTCATAGAGCAATTTAAAGGATTAGAAAAAAGAAAATCTGATTTAATTGATAAACCAGGTTTCTTTTCTACTCTAACAAATGCTAAGTTACGTTCTTCAGGAGCATTGTCTAAACGAAGAGGATTTGCTACTTTACACGAAGATAAAGGTGCATTAGGAATTGCTTCTTATAGAGGTAAATCTCAATATGAATTGTTAGCTATAGATGAAAATTTATCTGTATTTAATAAAACAGAAATTATATTTTCAACTATATTAGATAAAACATTAGTTATATCTTTATTACCAAATGAAGAAGGTAATTTAATTTTTACAGTAAGAGACGCTATTACAGGAAACTTTCAAGAAATAAATTTAGGAGATGGATTAGCTTCTACTACAAATGTTACTGATATAAGTATAAATGATTTATCTGTAGCTTTATCTAGCTTACCAGCAGATTTAGCCATGTCAATAAATAGTACTAGTTCTCATCCAGCAGCTTTTATAGAACCTTTTGATACGGAGTTTATAAAAGGAGATTCAGTTAACACTGTAGATACTTTTTCTTCTCATTTTTACCAGTCTAGTCAAGTTACTAATGGAGATGTCTCTTATGCTCCTTTTTCACAAACCTGGGCTCAAAAACAAGGTGGGACATATATTAACCCTATATCAACAGCTATTGCAAATAATGTAATATATTTTGGTTCGGGTTACGACGAGATAATGAAGTATGACGGTTCTAAAATATATAGAGCTGGATTACCTACTCCTACAGGAGCTTCTGCTTCGTTAATAGAATTTAATGTAAATCAAAATTCTTCTGTATTTACAGGACCTAATAATAATACATCGGTATATTACATGGTTGTGTATAAATATACAGATGCGCAAGGAAATACAATAAGATCTAATCCTTCAGAGCCATTTACTCCAGGTAATGATAATACTCATGATCATCATTTTATAAAAGTTAATTTACCTAGCTTACAACCTGGCTCAGGCTTTGACATAAATAATTCAAACTTACAAATAGAAATATATAGAACTTCAGTGCCTATTAGTGATTCTGATAAATATGCATATAATTATTATAAATTAACTGATGCAAATCTACCTACTCAAACGGTTAGTATGTCAAACACTGATTTTGCAGCAATAGTTCAAGGCGCTGTTAATTTTACTTCTACAAACATATTAAATGCTAATGCAATTTCTAATAACTCTTCAGGAGGAGATTACTTTGTAGATTATTTAGGTAATGATGATAATTTGACTATAGCTGCTGGAGAAGAAGATATTACTCTAAATGATTTTATTGTTCCAGGAGATTACCCAGAAGGTAGGCATGATCTTCCGCCTAAGGGAGCTTATGTTACAATCCATCAGGGATCCTTAGTTATATCTGGTAATATAAATTATCCTACAGAAGTTAATTATAGCTTACCTGATTTTAACACTGTTACAGGTGAAATTGGTAATGAATATTTTACCCCAGCAAACAATGTTATTATAGACGGTGTTGCAGGTGGACCTATTACAGGTGTAAAATCTTTACAAGATTCTCTATACATATTCCATGAAAACACTATTTCTTACTTAACTGGAGATATAACTACTCCGGGTGTTCAAGCCCTAAGGAAGGACGTGGTTTCTAAGCAAGGTGAAATAGGGGCTTTTTCTAATAGTTCAATACAGGAATTAGAAGGTAATCTTTTATTTATAGCTGATGAAGGTATACATAGTATCAGTAAATCCTTAGCATATCCTAAAGAACTAAGTCAAGTAATAAAACCATTATTAAATAATAAACAATTAGAAAGAAGTAAATCTGTTTCATTTTTTTCAGCAGATGATGATATAATTGGATTTTGTATTCCAGTAGAAGGACTAGATCCAGTAATATATGTATTGGATATAAATGTTAATGCATGGATAGAATGGGATAATATAGATATGTCAGGCGGTGTAGTTAGACACGATAAAGAAACATTCTTTATATCTAGATCAGGTGCTAATGTAGGATTACATAAAATTAAATCTAGAGGAGATAAATCTGATTACTCAGACCATAACAAAGCTATTGATTTTGTAGCTATAACTGCCTGGGATTCTTTAGGTAATGCTAGTTTATTTAAAAAATATTTAAGATTAAAAGTATTTATAACAGATACAAATAGTGAGTTTGAAGGAGATGCCTTTAAGTTACAATTATATTTAAGAAAAAACTTTACTGGATTTGAATACGGTCCTATAGAATTAGATTCTGGTTCTATTGGAGGCTGGGGACAAAATTCTTGGGGAGAGTTTTTCTGGGGTTCTCAAGGACAAGAAGGTATTGTAACTAAATTATTAGGTAAAGCTAAATCATTAGCTCTTCACTTTGAAAATAACACTATAAATGAAAATATATTAATATCTGGAACGGCTATAGAAATTGCTTCTCCATATCAACCGGAGATTAAAGAATGAAGTTTGCCTTAGATGGAGCTAGAGATTTAATAGCCTTAGTTAGGAGTCTTAACGTAGGTTTGAAAAAGCTTAACTTTCAAGAAAACTTTGAAGCGATAGATATAGAAGGTATTGAAATTCCGTCCAACAGTGAGGTAACTGTGCGAAATAAGTTGACTTATATTCCCACTAAATATATAATTACCTCACAATCAGGAAATGGATTAATTACTAAAGGAGATACTCCGTGGACTAGATCTGCGTTGTATTTTAAAAATAATGGAAATGAAACTGTTACAGTTAATGTAACTTTTATGAGGTAACTATGGGTTGGGGTTTAGATGATATTGGCAATTTTTTCGGAGATGTGGTTGGAGGAACTGTAGATGTAGTAGGAGGTTTTATTGGAGATCTTGCAGGAGGAGTAGAAGATTTTGTCATAAAAGATCTACTAGGCGGAAAAGATTATATAGAGATTGATGGAGTCAAGCATAAAAATCTTGACAGTGCTAGAAAAGGATTACTAGATAAATATAATAAAGATTTAGAAAAAGCTATAGCAGCAAACGATATGGCAGCAGTCCAAAAAATTCAAAATGAGATTAAAAATAGTGATTTTACAAAAAAACTTTTAGATAAGGGACAAATTGATAATTTAGTAAATATTTCTGAACAAGGAAAAACTACTGTATTAAATAATAAAAGTGCTGAGGTAACTAAAGGATTGCAAGAGACTGTAGGATTATCAGAAGCAGAAAAAGCCAAAATTAAAAAAGGTCCTTTTGAAGGTATAGAAGGAAGAAGAAAAGCTGTTGTTCTTCAAAATTTAATGGGAGAAGTTCCAGAAGAATTAAGTAAAAATCCTGCTGTTCAACAAAGAGTAGCTGATTTGTCATTAAAAATGACTGGAGATGATGCTCCAATAGGTCCAGATGCTACTAGATCCATGTTAGCTAATAGAGCTAGACAAGGTATTTTAGGAGCAGCTAGTGCAGGAGGCGATTCTTCAGTTACTGTAGGACAACAAAGTTCTATGAGAGCTGAAGCTAATAAAGCTATTGGAATGAAATCTTTAGCAGGTACAGAATCAGCTATTCAAGAAAGAGATGCAGCTAGATCTGCATTAGCCTCTTTGAAAAGTGAAGTATTAGATAGTGATATAAAAGCTAAAGAACAATATAAGAAACGTCAAGCTAGGACTGCAATTGGCTTAGAAGGAATTACGGAAACTGCTAGACAAGCGGCTATGAAAGGCGCAATAATAAATAAATAAGTATAAGGAAAAATAATGTTAGATCCTAAAAAAGCATCAGAATATTTGAATAATTTATTTGGACAAGGAACAACTTCTTCTTCATCTAGACCTAGTCTCACACCTTTACCTGTTGATTCTTCTTCTGCGTCCTCTAACGTATCTTCATTTGCTGAGGACCAGGCTATTAAAATGGAGGCAGATAAAAAGAAAAAGAAGCAGGAATTTGAACAACAGGCTGGAGCAGCGTCTGGGAGTATAATACCTCCTCAAGTAGGTTCTGGAACATTTAATGTAGAAGGAGACGCTTTTATGACTGGACTAGGACAATCTTTAGGATTAGAGTCTGGACAAAATATATTAGATGTATTAGCTGGAGAACGTCCTGGGAGTGTTAGAGATTACTATTCAGATATACTTCAATCTTATGAAGATCAATCTAAAGGATATACTTCTTCTGAATTAGAAGCTATAACAGGAACTAAAAGACAAGCATTAGCAGAACAAGCTAGAAGAGCCGGTGGAGGAACCTCTGCTTTAAAAGGTGGTCAAAGGTTAGAGGCTGCTAAAAAAGCTCAAATGGGAGCATTAATGCAACAGGCTGCTCAAGTTGAAGCAGGTAAAGAAGCAAGTAGAGGAAGAGCAGAAGCTGGTAAAGCAGGATTAGCTCAATTAGAAATCGATATAGCTTCACAAGATAGACAACGACAAATGGAGTTTGATACTCAGAGAGCAAATATAGCTTTACAAATGTTTAATTTAGCTGAACAACGAAGAATAGGCGAAGAATTAGCAAAGAAAGTTTAGAGGAATAAAATGGAAGATAATAAGAAACCAGGATTTAAAGAATCATTGAAAGAAGCATTGCAATATATGGGACCAGCTCTTGTAGCGTCTTTATCTTCTAAAGATCCTATGGAAGCATATAAAGCATACAATACTGCTTTAAATCAAAAAAGAGCTGATGAGCAATTAGAATTAAATAAACAAGCTATGGTAGAACGTCAAGAAAGAGTTTCTAACACTGTAGATCTTCAGTTACAAAAGTTAAAGATGCGTGAAGAAGAATTAGCTCTAAAAGAAAAGGCTGAACAAAGAAGAGTAAAAGGACAAGAAGCAAAATTAACTGAAGCAGCTTCTTTAACTGGTAAACAAACTGAAAAACTAGCATCAGTAGATACTGTTTTAGCTAATTTAGATATTATGGAAAAATTATCTAGTGAGGTAGATACAGGACCGTTAGCATCTAGATTTCAAGCTATTCAATCTTATACTGGTCTTGGTGATACTCAGGCTTTTGATCAGTTAAAATCAGCTTCTACAATTGTAAATGCTAACTATAGAAAAGCAATGTCTGGTACTGCTGTTAGTGATGCTGAAAGAAAAGATTTAATGAGTGCTATTCCTAATGTAACGGATGATGATGAGAGATTTAAATCTAAGTTAAAAGCTTTTAGACATTTGATGGCTGTAGGTGGACAAGAGTTCTTAAATGCTATTGCTAAAGGACAGCCTTTGAAAGCAGATTTAGCTAGAAAACTTATTCAAGAAATACCTAAAACAAATATTATAGGAAATAAATTAGAAACATCTAAGAGTCAATTAGATAGATTTAAAGCCAGGGCAAAATAAGTAAGGAACCAACATGGATTTAGAAAAAATTAATCAAATGACAGATGAAGAGTTTGACCAGCTTTCTAAAGAAGAGCAACAAATAGTTATACAAGCTCTTGAAGGTAATGTTAAAAATACTCAAGCTATGTATGATCAAGCTACATCTGAAGAATTACAATCTGAACAAATTAAAAATATCCATGATGATAATAGAGCTGCGATGCTAGGTCTTGGAGAGGGTCTTAGCCTAGGCTATGGAGATGAGATTACTTCAGCAGCCATTGCTACAGCACAAACTATAGAAAATACAAAGAAACAATTAGCTGAGCAAGGTATGGCAGGATTTGATAATTTCCTACCAACTTGGAAAGAAAACTATAATAAAGTACATTCTGCTTTTGACAGAGGTATTAAAGAATTAAAAGAAAAAAATCCTAATGCTTTTGCAGCAGGTCAAGTTTTAGGTACACTTGGTTCAGGATCTTTGGTAGGAGGTATTGCTCCTCAGGTAACAAAATCTTTAGTAGGAAGATTATCTTTAGCAGGGGCTGAAGGTTTTATACATGGTTCTGGAATAAGTAATGCGGAAACCATTGGTGGAAGATTTCAAGCAGGTTTAGAAGGTGCTGAATCTACGGCGAGTGCAGCAGGGATAATAGAAGGAGTTACTAAAACTGGAGGAGCTGTTGTAGGATTTGCTAAAGATAAAGTAGCTCCTACAGCTCTAATAGAATTTTTATCAGATGAAACTAAAACATTTAATAAAATGTTTAATATTAGAAAAAAAGAAGATCATGCAAAATTCTTTGAAAGAATGTCTGATTATGTAGATAAAGATGGAGAGTATGTTTTAAAGAGCTGGGATAATACAGAAACCGCTTTACAATCTGTTCACAAATCTTTATTAGATACAGGTGAAGATTTAGGTAAAATAGTTTCATCTATAGAGGAAACAGGTATATTACAAAAATCAGATGTAAATGGATTAATATCTACTTTAAATAGAAGAGTTATAGATGAGATTCCAGCAGATGAAGCTAAAATATCTTCTAAAAAATTATTAAAATTAAAGAATAAATTAAAACAAAAATTGGATGAAGAATTTTTTATGGATGATCCATCTGGAGCAACTATTAAAATGTCTAAACCAGCGATGGGAGTAGATGTTGGACAAGAGCCTATAGAAGTTCCTAAAAGAATTTTAAAGGATTGGAGTCTATCTGATTTAGTTAGTTATAAAAATCAAATAAGTGATGAGATTGGAGAGATTATTGTAGAAAAAGGTAAAGTATCTCAAGAAGCATATCATTTAAAAAGAATTAGAGATGAAGTACATCATTTTGTAGATAAGCAAGTAAAAAGAGTTTCTCATAAATTAGGTGGAGAAAATGCTGAGCTATATGATCTATATAGAAATTCTGCTCAAAAATATAGAGATTTAGTAAATGTAGATAAGTTATTATTAGATAGAGTAGAAAATTCTACAGGGGTAAAAACTTTTAATAAGTTATTTAGAGATAGTTGGGGTAAGATGACAATCGGTGCTGCTACTGCTGGATATGCTTTTGGAGTAGAGCCAAGTACAGCAGGTACTACAATTGGTGCCTTAGCTATCTTAGCATCTAACCCTAGAGTAAATAAAGCTTTTACATTAGGTTTACATAGAATAGTAGATGCGGCTAAAAAGAATCCTGGTAAATATGCTAGAAGATTAGAAACTATAGCAGTAGCTTCGGATGTATCTAGTCAAGAATTTTATGAAAATGTATTAACTTTAGGTGCTGAAGTAGATTTAGGAGAACAACCATTAAATAGAACTAATGGAGATTTAATAGCTAGAAAAGATTCTTTATTAACTGTAGCTAATGATATTAATCCTGAATTAAGAGATACTTTAGAAGAAGCTTTTAGAAGTGAAAATGCTGATGTAGTAGCTAAATTAATTTTAGAAACTCCTGAACTAAATAAATTCTTAATGCCTGGTTTAGGCTGGAATGGTAAGGCTGTTACAGAGCAAGATAAGGCTGCTGTACAATCTTATATTAGTAAATTAAAACCTAGAGCAAAAAGAGATGCTACACTAGATTTTAATCAAAATATGACAATACCTACAGGTATGTTGACTAATGAACCTCCTTCTATAGAACAAGTATTTAAACATAAAAGAATAAAAGATAAAGTTAAAAAACCGAGGATCTAATGAGTGATATACGTAAAGCAGCTAAAAGTGCAGCATGGCAAAGAAAGGAAGGTAAGAGCCCTAGTGGCGGACTAAATCGTAAAGGGGTGGAATCTTACCGTAAAGAAAATCCAGGTAGTAAGTTGAAGATGGCTGTTACTACTAAGCCAAGTAAGTTAAAGAAAGGTGGAAAAGCTGCTGCTAGACGTAAATCATTTTGTTCTCGTATGATGGGTATGAAACGTAAATTAACCTCAGCAAAGACTGCAAACGATCCTAATAGTAGAATTAATAAGTCTTTAAGAAAGTGGAACTGTTAAGATGAAAGAAATACGAGAAGATATACAAACTATACGTGAATCTCAGATACGGATGGAAGCTGATTTAAAGTACCATATAAAGCGTACTGATTTATTAGAGCAGAAAGTAGAAAAGAATGAGGAGATTATACAACCTTTAGTTGTTTTTTCTTGGATTTCAAATAATATAAGAACTTTAATGTTACTAGGATCGCTTAGTTTAGGTATTATAATTGGTATATTAAAGTTAAAGGGATTAATATGATTTTTGATGAATTGACACCTAAAGAAAAGAAACAGATGCAAGCTTATTTAGGCTTTTTCTCTGCTTTTGTAATTGGAACTGTTGTGATAGGTATATCTAATTTTGTAATTGAACCTCATTTACAACAAATGTTTGCTTTTGGTGTGGGAATGTTGATTCGCCCCTTAGCTAGCAAAATGACTAAGTTAATAGAAAGGAAATAAAATGGCAAAATATGACTGTAATGTAAATAATCCATCGTGTATAGTGCCTGTAAATACAGGGGAAAGTAAATTAAGCAATTTAAAGCTGACAAATATTTTTTATGTAGCGAGCCTTGCTGTTGCTCAAGGTGCTCCTATCCCTTTTGCAGCTTCAGATGTATTTGATGATGACTTTAATGCATGGGATAGTAATAATTATACGTATGAAATTCAATCAGATGGACTTTATCAAATAATTTTTCAAGGAAAAGTTAGCGATAGTAGTACTATTACAACTAACAATACATATCTAAATATATTTGGAGAATATTCTGAAGATAATGGAGCAACATGGGGAAATATGTTATATTCTATACAGAGTGACTATAATTATGTTAATTCACAAAGGTTACTTCAAATTGATGCTGGGACTTTAATTAGGTTAAGAGCTTATTCTAATGAAGATAGTAGTCTTCTTGTACATGCAGGACTTAGAATAACTAAAATAGATATAGTGTAAAAGGAAATAATTATGATGGCTAAAATTGCAGGTTTAGCAGGTTTGATGGCAGGAATGTCTCATTTTGCTTCTAAAGGTAAGAAAAAGAAAAAAGCAATATCTAAAGAAGAAAAAGAAATGAAGAAAAAGATTGCTATGAAGAAATTAGAGAAGTTTAAAGATAAGAAAGGGGGATCTTATGTTCAAACTGGTAATGGTACTTCTGCTGCTCATGGGAAGTATAAGGGGAAATAGTATGTCCAAAAATTTAGTAAAATCTAAATTAATTGAAGCAGCTAAAAAAAGGGGTATAAAAGGAGAGTCTTTACAATCTCTTTTAAAAACTGTTGAGCACGAGAGTGGATTTGTACCTGCTAGAGAAGAGAGTCATAAGTACAGTTATGATAGAGCTAAGAAAATTTTTTCTAAGATGAGAAATGTATCTAAAGAAGAATTTAATAAACTTAGACAAGACCCTGTTTTATTTTTTAACAAAGTATATTCTAATAGAAAAGATATAGGAACTGGAGATAAAGAAGGATACAAAGCTAGAGGAATGGGATTAATTCAATTAACAGGATCTACTAAAAAAAAATATGCCCCGGAGGGATACAATGATCCTTCTAAATTTAAAGATATAGATTATGATATTAAAACAACTTTAGATTACTATGTTAATGAGATACTACCTAAAGCATCGTCTATAGAAGATGTTACTAATATAGTTAATCCTAATCTACCTAAAGCTGACAAACAAAAAAGATTTGATAAACAAGTCATTATAAAAAAATTAAAACAAGAAGTATCTGATAAATCTGCAAAGAAAAAAAGATTAGAAGAATTAAGAAAACAAGCATTACCTTATGCTGAGTTTGAACGTAAATTAAAAGAGGAGAATTTATATGAATAAAAAAGATAAGTTATTAAGAAAAGAAGGTGTTCCTGGTAACAGATTTAGAAAATTTATGGACAAAATATTTTCATCTGATTCTGAGAAAAAACCTAAAAGTAAAGATGTGAAAGAAACTGCAAAAGACAGATGGAAAAGTTTAGGTAAAAGACTTAAACTAAAAAGATAATGGGCTTTTTTGATTTTATAACCAATATATTTAAACCAGCGTCTGATATCATTGATGAGATTCATACTTCTGATGAAGAAAAGTTAAAGCTTAAAAATGAATTGGCTGGTATACAAGCAAAGGCACAAGACCGGATTCTAGATTACGAGTCTAAACTGGCTGAGTATCGTTCTAAGTTAATGATGGCTGAAGTCAATTCCCAACACAAATTCGTAGCCATGTGGCGTCCTTTATGTTCTGTAGCAATCGTTACAATTATTATTCTTGCTTCTTTCGGAATAGGGAATCCAGGTCCTGAGCTTTACAATCTTGCTGAGATATTCTTAGGTGCCTATGTTGGAGGACGTACCATAGAAAAGATTGTAAGTTCAAGTAAGCTAGGAAAGTAATAAAGATCATTCTAGATCTGTTAATTCATCTTCTAATTTATCATGACAATAAAGAAACATTGCGTTAGCTAAAACATGAGCCATGTGATGTAAACCTGATTCAGGATCTCTATATTCTCCCATTCTCCAGGCTTGAAAGTGACGAAATAATGCAGCTTCATACCTATGTTTTTCTACATTCTTCCAATTATATCTATCATATTTTTGAGCACCAATGGTTAAAACCTTAGCTAGGTCTTCTAACGCCTCAGGATCGATTAAATCATATTGTGGTTTACCTGTATCGAACTTTTTACCTTCTGACATGTGACTCCCTGAAATGGATCTGGACGGCGAATTTAATCCTAAGAACCGTCCGTGTGATAAATTATCTACGACCCATGTAATTATTCTACCACTAAACACTTTTTAAGTCTACCCCATCTTTCATAATAAGTTAATGTATATAGATCTTCTAAATATATAGCACGTTTACTATATTCTAACCACTTAACCCTGGGCATCTTAATTAAATCTTTTTTAAATATGGTATCTATTTTAATAACACCATATATAGTTACTTCTTTTTCATCAATATCGACAAGGCAAGGGATAAGAAAATCCCTATTAGTACGACTCCTAAAAAGTTTATCAGTATGTCCTGTACCATTCCCTCCATATTGGAGAATATAAGACGCTCCGTACTGCTCTTTTGATTCGAGGGATTGTGACTTGCAATGATATCTATTACCTTTGTTATCTTGTAAATCGGCATCATAACTTTTATTCCTTGTGTCATACACATTAAAGTCTGGTTTATCAGCTTTTATTCCAAGCTCTTTTAATAAACGATGAGCAGCTATTTCACCTAAAGCTCCAATAGTAATATCATACTTTATTTTATCTAAAGAGCCTTGTCCACGTCTTTTATAATGATTTAAAGATAACTCAGCTCTTGCCTCAGCAAACTCTTGAGCTTTTTTTATATCACTAGTCTTGAGATCTATTGTTATTGATTTCATTAGATAATTCCTTTATCTTTTGCATAGCAGTCTTATGACGTTGCTTCCAATATTCTATTTGAGATCTAAGAACTGCGTTCTCCTTCTCTTCTCTTTTTAATCTAGTATATATTCTATTTTTATCATCAATCAATTGATCAATAATTTTATCTCGATTGTCTTGGAATTTTAAGGTTCTGCTCATATCAACTTCCTTTTGGACACCACGGATAGTGATGAGGTACTTGTAAATGATCCCCACCACATTCGCAAGAAGTCTGTTTAAGAGGTTGATTAGCACATGCACGTAATGAATATTCAGGTAAAGTTATCTCTACATCTGGATCTTCTATAAGAGCTACTGTATACATATTTGTTGGAATAGGATTGCTAAGATGTTCTCTTTCTATTACTACAGCGGTTCTGTCGTAATTTATACCTGCCCTAGTAATCTTAACCCATTCTCCTATGTCGTAACAATATAGTTCTAAATCCATTACTTGCAGTACCTTTTAGAAATAGTTGATTCTACACCTACTTTAACATCAGGGACCACTATAGACATAGAGTCTACCATAATTTGCTCCTGAAGTATACGCATTTCTTCTAACACATTTTCAGGTACTTCCGTTATGATCTCATCATGCACAAATCCCACAATAGTAAACCCAGCGTCCATGAGGTTATATAAGGCTATTTTAGCCCCATCAGCAGCTAATCCTTGGAAAGGTGTATTCTTTTCTGCACAATAGGTTGTGTTGGCTCTTATACGTCCTGTGAGAGTCTCTACTGAGCCATTCTCGCCCTTCATATACTCATTCATCTCAGGAAACGCTTTGAACCAAGTATCTTTCATTTGTTGAGCTCGGTCCTCATCGATGTCCAGGTCATATCCCTTAGCGAACTCAATAAATGTTTGAGTACCCAAACCACCTGGAAAACCAAAGTTTGCAGCCTTAGCAGCCTGTCGCTGCCACTTCTCTACCTGGTCAATAGGCACATCAAATAGGACTGAGGCATAGTATTTATGTAGATCTTTTCCATCATTAATTTTCTCACGCATTACTGAGGAGCCAAAGTTAGTATATACATGTTGAGCTAGGGTTGATAATTCAATAGCGTTATAATCAGTAATAACGAATTGATGACCGGGCTTAGCGACAAACATAGAACGGATTTCACCATCTCTTGGTAACTGTTGAATGTTAGGGCTGGAACAACCAGTCCTTCCAGTATTTTTAAGGATATCATAACGAGGATGTACACGATTCCCCCTTAGTTTTCTAATAAATTGACTAGTTTTTTCTAATTTTTTATATTCAAGATAGTGATAAATAAAAGGCTCGTTCTTATATGGTTGTAAATCACTTTCTTTCATTGTAAAATCACCCTTAGCTGTTTTGTCCAGGGGTAATCCTAAATATTCTATTACATAATTATATGCTGTTTGATTACCTTTAATGCCCTTTACCCATCCATACATACAAAGTGCATCATGGTGAAAGGACATATCAGCATCAATTTTTTGTAAGGCTACTTTAGCACGTTCTTCGTCAAAGCCTATACCATTTTTATATGTGAAGTTTAGTGCTAACGCACCCAAAAGTTGGATATGATGAGATAACATTGTGGAACTACCTGTTTTAGCTACCTCTGATCGCAGTCTAATAAAACAGTAGAATGTTGCAAGTACGTCTTTTGCACCATATTCGAGAAATTGTTTGTCGATTTCTGATAAGGATGCTTCTTTATATTGTTCAAAATTGCATCTAATTTCATTTTCTTTTTCCAGTCTGAGCTGTAAGAGTTCGCTGGTAATGTGTGCGAGACTATAACGGTTAGGGACCATACCAACAGTCGCGAGACAAAGTAAACGATAAAGAATAAGAATATCATAGACCTTTCCTTGTTCTATCTGATCTTTTAAAATGTTATTACCCACATGCTTATGGATAACATCTACATCGAAAGGAGCGTTGGCAAACACGAGTGTTCGAGTCACATGTTTGTTTAAAAAGGCGTGTACCTTACTCCGATCGACATAGAAGAGAGACTCCCCATCAAAAACTTGGAAAGTAATTAACTCAGGAGTCTCTGTGAAATCAGTGAAAGTAGTTTCTGTATCGATGGCAAGAATATTACCCAAGCTCTCACCCTGCCAGAATTTAATTGTGTATGTCTTACCATCGAATAACATTAATTACTTCCTATTAAAACGCTTAATTACATTTCTATCTTTATAACCTGGATTAGATTCAATCGCAGTAGAAACAACTAACTCACGTCCAACCAAATCTCCTAATTGACTAGAATCGTTACCAAGCGCACCGAAACCTCCGGCAATGCCAATTGACTTAAGAAACCTATCAAGGTTCTGTAAACCAATACCAGCAGCTTTAGGGTTAGGATGGCTAATTAGAAAACTGTGGAAAAGTAATCTTCCTTTGTAATCTCCATCAGTTACTTTAAAAGAAACGTCAATGAGAGTCCCATTTCCTGCTTTAGTTGATTTTTCTGATACCCTATCAAATGATACTGAGTAATCAGAGTTTGGAATTGGGTCATAACTTTTCTTTTCTTGTGTGTTTTGCGCTACATTACTAATCATGTAATCTCCTTGTATGTGGCAGGGTTAAAGGTCGGATAACTTTTTTTTGTCAGCCCAATAATAATCCATCTCTTTTAGAGTTACATTATTATCTTTGGCAATATATTTTCTTATAGCTCCATCTACTAATGTTAGTATATGAATCTTTTCTTCATCTGTAAAAGTATCTAATTGACTACTATCTAAGATATCTTTTGCAATTTCCATTAATATTTCTTCGTTTATTGTTTGTATCATAATTTTTCTCTCGTTAGTTCTTGCTTAGTTTTTCTATATAAATATCTTTTAGTTATTGGAGTAAATTTATCATTTTCATCTTTAGTTACTTCAAACATGGTCCCATCCATCTTGACTAATTCTCCTTCAACTACTTCATAATTACTAGAGTTTTTAACTCTTAAATATTCCCTTTTATCATGGACTTTAAAATCATTTAGTCTTCTTAGTACTCTTGCTAGTTTTCCTCTCAAATTGTCCCTCCAATATAGATAATATTTTATTTATTTTTTTATTCATTTCAGATAATTCTTTTAATCTTTGTAATTCTAATTCTCTACTTGTCGCCATTTGGTACTCCTCGTATTAATATAATTGTAAGACTTATAAATAGTTTTATCAAGTCATAAATTGCTAAGGCTTTTATTATATTTACTACATCACCCATTGTATTCGCCATTGTGTAAACACTCCTCCAGACGTTCTATTTTTTCTTCTAATCGTTTCTTAACTCCTACCCAATGTGATGCGTCTGTACTGGTAGGATTAGCTTTTATATGTCCTTTTACATATACTAAAGCTTGTCTACATTCTTTGATCATATCAATTATCTCCTGCATCAAATACCGCCCAGCTTGGTAAATCAACTTCTTGTATACCTTCTTTAAAATATACTCCTGTTTTTTCTGCTTCTAATAAACCTTTAATAGCTGCTTTATATTTTCTTCTACCATTCTCTATTAACTCTTCCGATGCCTTAAGTACCGAAACATCATTTTGAGATTTGTTAAGAAAAATAAAAATAAAGTCATGATCTTTACCAGTGTAAGCTTTCATTGCATCTACATATAAAGCTGCTGATAAATCGTAATCAAATCTTATAATTGTTTTAGCAGCACTAAATTTATCTACTGGGTCCGCTGTAGTTTTAACATCAATTATTTGTCCGTCTTTTATATAATCAGTACGAACCTTAATATCCATGCCATCCAAGCTAACGCAGACGGTGTGCTCAGCTTTACCATCGCAAATAATACCATTAGTGTCAGGGTTCTCTTTATATACGTCAACTAAATCCTGTGCCTGTTGTGCCTGAGAGGCTGT